TTACAGTTAAGGTTGACGATGTAAAAACTACAGTATCTAACAAAAACAACAGCAACAAGGGTAACACCGAAAAGAAAGAAGATACCAAGTCAAATACATCATCAAAGAAAGACAACACTTCAAAGACAAATACATCAAAGGTTGACACTTCTAAGAATGACAAGAAGCCAGCATCTAAGCCGAGCAACTCTTCAAAGAACGACACAAAGCCAGCTCAGAAGCCAGCATCTAAGCCAAGTGAATCTTCAAAGACTGAAACACCTACAGCAAAGCCAAAGCAGAAGGTATGGGTAGATGACTACAAGACAGTACACCACGAAAGAAAGTGGGTTGTAACAGGTACTCACGAGGAACCAGAATATAAATATGGTTACATTGATGTATGTAATGATTGCGGTAAACAGTTGCCTGACTCTAATACTTTATTAGATCATTTGGAATGGGAAATGGATAATGGTGGTAGTGGTTCATATCATTGTGAAGAACAGTGGGTAAAAGTAGGCACTAAAACAGTAGAAGACGGCTATTGGAAAGAAGCCTATGACGAGAAAGTCAAAGACGGCGGTCACTGGGAATACAGATAACATTTGATATTAACTACTTTAATCATGGTTTAATATTTCAAGGGAAGAGGACTCAATATTGAGTCCTCTTTTCTTTTGTATAGAAAGATTATTTTCTATACAAGAAAGTATTTAACTAAAATATAATATATGGTAAAATATAATAAAATAAAAGGAAAGGTTGTAGAGTATATGGTTATTTATAATACTATGTTTAGCGGTTGTGCTTTATATGTGGTACACTTTTAATTGTATTTTTAGAAAGCAATCATATTTAAAATAGAAAGGAAGTATTAAGATGACAATATACAGTTTTGTAGGTGATGAAGCATAATGTTAATTGAGAACAAAAATATAGAGGATTGTTATGGTATGGGAATGCTTTGTAATCAACAAAATAAACAAAGAGGTTAAGCATTAGAAAAAATTGCTTAACCTCTTTGTTGTTTTAATAATAGAAAAATCTTTTGTGTTACGGTGTAATAAAATTTAAAAATATATTATCTTGTTTCCTTGAAAATCGGCAGGCAAACTAAAATGACAGTAAGTTTGACAGTAAGTTTGACTGCATTTTATCTTGTTTTAACTTAATTCAAAATTACTCAACTGAATTTTTGAAATCTCAAAAACCCAGTGTTTAAGCCACTTTTAAGGCATTTTAAGTAATTTTGGCAAAAAATAAAAGGCGGTTAAAAAACCACCTTTTTTGGTCGAGGTGACAGGACTTGAACCTGCGGCATCTTGGTCCCAAACCAAGCACTCTACCAAACTGAGCTACACCTCGAAATGTTGTTTAACAACGACAGCTTGATTATTATATACCATATTTTCGGATTTGTCAACATAATTTTCGTTTTTTATTCAAAATTAATTCAAATATTTTGAAAGTCACCATAAAACAGACCGAAAATGTGGTACAAAACAGCCGTCCCTGCATAAGAAACGGCTGTTGGTGCAGGTAACTTGCAAGGGGGATAGGAATGGGGAAAATGCGGGATTTTGTTAGCTATATGTAAGCTACGGAACATAATTATGAACAATTCAGGATAATATAAGACTATATTTTGTTAATTGCATTCACTAATTCTTTTGGGCTTATGTGGGTGTAAACCTTTTCGGTCAAGTCCATTTTCGACTTGTGACCGACTATTTTTTTGATGATTGTGTGGTTCACATTTGCCGATACAAGCATTGAAATGCAGGTGTGTCTTGTTTCGTGTATGGTGTGGTCAAATCCTAAATCGTTTTGCAGAGGTGTCCAGTAGTTGCGTTTAAAGTTATCGTATTTCAGCGGCTTGCCATTGGTGTTATTCAGAACATATCCACATTGAGAATCGCTGATGAATTTCTGCCAAAACGGCAGTACTTTGTCTGCTATAGGCACGGTTCGTACACCTGAATCGGTCTTTGAACTCTCAACAAAGAAAGTCTGTTCGTCAAGGTTTACATTTGAAATTTTTAGGTCGAGCAATTCGGACACACGCACTCCCGAATAAATCAGCATAAGCACTATTTTTACCGAATCAAGATTTGAATATTCCCACAAAAGATTTATTTCGCTTTCCGAAAACTCCCTGCGTGCTCGTTTTGTTTCATCTGACTTGGCATTGATTTTCAATTTTTCTGCAAGATTGTTATGGAGCATATCGTGAAATATGCAGTATTCGTAGATTTTGTTCAACAGAATTTTAATTCGCCTAACCGATTGATAACCGTTGTTGCAGTTGTCGAGAACTCGTTGCATATCAATGGTTTTTATATCGGACATCTTGCGATTGTATAACATTGAGCATTGTTTGTATGCCGCATTATACTGTCTTTTGGTGTTCGGATTTGTGTCTTCGGTGATGAACTCCTTGTACCAAAGTTCATGAATTTCTGAAAAAGTGCGTCTTGCCGAATCAACATCAAACGGGTTTTGATTGTAATCAGCAAGAGCGTTCAGAGCTTTCGGCTTGTTGGGAAAGTAGCCTATAACTCTGCGTTCCTGATTGCGTGTTTCTTTGTTGTATCCTATTGTCACGCAGGCAACCCACGGATTGCGCCTGTTTCCGCTCAGCTTATAAACAGAGCCGTAGCCGTTAGGCAGTTTCATTTTATACACTCCTTTTGCTTAAAAAAGGGTGCAAAAATCCCTTGTGTTATTTATCTGCAAAACTTGCAAAACACAAGGGAGTATGGTACAATTATATTGCTGTTTAAGTACCGTTGCACCCTATGTGTAATGGTTTCCGCTCTATCCTGTTGGCGCAGGGTAGGGCGGATTTTTTATTTTACTAAATTTTTAGCGTATAGCTTATCTTTCTTTAGTTCTTCTGAATCGGGGCGACTTACTTTAGTTTCAAGTCCGTCAATATGTTCAAAGAGACTTGGTTTAATCGTGTGCCACATAGGGTCTAAAATAAAATCAATGCCCTCTCTGCGGGCGTGCTTAGCAGCAGGAACAAAGTCGCTGTCACCGGCAATTAATATAATACGATCAACTTGCTTTTTGTAAGATAAAGATGCAATATCCAAGCCTATTTTCATATCGACACCTTTCTGTTGTATATCAAGTTTGAAATGACTTTCTTCCAGGTCTGTAATGGCGAGTTTACCATTGCACAATTTCTTTACATATTCAGGCTTAATTGTGTATCCAACGGTACTTTCTAAAAGTTCACCTTTTCTAAAAGCTACTTTTCTTTTAGATTTTAGTTCCTCAAAAAACTCCATAGACCATTTATACTGATCAGTTTTAGATAAATCAATTTGTTCTTTAGTGAGGGGATGATATACTTTCTTAGTTGAAGGAAGACAATCATAGTAGAAAATGCGATAAAGGTATTTTTCTTCTGAATAACTGTTGCGAGTTTTTTTATTCATGTAATGCCTACTGCAATATTGAACCAATTCTCTTGCCCTATCTTTTGGGTTTTTATCTCCCCATAAATAATTTGCTCTTCTTAAATAAAAAGCACCGTCAACAAGGATAGCAATTCTTATCATGCGAAAATTCTCCTTTATGTAAAAAACTCTTGGGGTCGACACATCCCATATGGTGGGAGGTTTACTGCCAAGAGTTTACACTAACAATAAAATTAAAATTTAATGTAGTAATACTACATTTTTATTATATGCAAATTCAAGACATTATTCAATAGGTATTTTAAATTTGTAATAAATGTTGTTGAAATACAACAAAAAACAAAGTGCTTTATTGTAAAAAATAATAGTGATATTTTAATAAATGTTACTGTAAAATCCTACGGCTTTGCCCTCTTTTATGAGGGTTTTTTGTTTATTGCGAATTTCCGTGAGCCTGTCTTTGTATATATCGGAAGAAGCAAAATCATATTTTGGGGTGTACAGACCAAAACTCTGTATTTCAATTTGCCCGTCAAGGTTTATGATTTCGTCCTGTCTGTATTTAATAGCGTCATTCAGGCTTGAAATCTGACTGTCAAGCGAAGAAATTGTTTCATTGCGGTAGGATATAGTCTGATTTAACGAACGGATTTCATCATTCAGCTTATCTGTAAGTTTCATAAGTTCGCTTGCATTACGCATTTCAGGAGTGAAAGAGCTTTTCAAACGGTCAAGCTCAGCTTGCAGATTTTCGGACTGTTGCTTATACTGCTTGCCTTTGAATGTATCTAAAAATCCCATATTATCCCAACTTTCTGTAATAAAAATAATGTGCAGAACAGGCACTATAAATTGTAAAAAATTTACGGCTACATCAATAAATTATCTCTGTAAAATTTCATTGCTTCAACCATAAATTTATTTGTGACATTAAAATATTCGGCAAGTTCCCACGGCTCTGTTATACCGTTGTGAATCGCTTCTTTCAGCTCATCCAAAGGGATGAGCTTTTTTATTGTGTGTTTACTTTTTGTTCCATTTTCCCTTTTACGGTTAATGGAGTTGTGAATAAATAAAAAGCACCTAAATCTATGTGAACTTCTTCGTGAGCAAGCAAAACTGTTTCCTCGGCAGTAGTTTCAATCTTGCTTTTGTCAAGAACTACAATTCCGTTTTCGTAAGGAAAAGAAAATGCTTTTGCTTTGTCAGTTTTGAAATAATCAACAGTTATCCCTTTTTGTTCACATTCAAAATAAATATCCTCTAAAGTCATTCAATCATTTCCTTTTTGAGATTTTTTAAATTTGATATAGCTAAGTATATCGTTTTTAAAATCTTCGCTTTCTCCTTCCATTTCTTGATAAGCAGCATACGAAAGTTCATCAAAATTTGCTTTCGGAAGAGGGGAAGAAACCTTTCTTGCAACATCTTCAACTAACTTTTCAATCTGCTCATGCTGTTTCTTTTCTTCTTCGATTTCCTGCTCAGTCATAAGCCTTTCAACAGGAACACCGAGATAATTGGCTATTTTAAGGCGAGTTTGGTATTTAGGTAAAAC